GATCTCGCCTGCCACGCTAGTCATCTAATGCTCCTCCGCACCGCGCTTCTGCTCCTGCGCCTTGGATATTTGCAGGTAGCCTGCCTTTATCGCATTGCGGATCACGGTACCGGCCCGTGTGGCGATCTGCCCGCCTGTTTTGATCTCCAGGACTCGCTGCACGTCCGAAGTTTCGAGCGTGCCATCGCACCACGCCACAAACAAATCCGCTTCTTCTTTCGATTCCTCAGACATGTACAGCCCTGGAATCTCTTTGCGTCCCAGTAGAGCCTGTTCGAGCAAGGATGGCTTTTTCTTCTCGGCCATTATGGCTCCTCCAGTGCCGCTTTCGCTTCGCGTAAGGCTATCGCTGGACCGCTCATGAGACTCCTTTCCACATTGTGAGGCTCCTTTGATTAGTTTTTGTGGGCATTCCGTCAGCGCGTTGTTGTACGAAGGCGCGGCAGAGCGTTCTAAGACCGGCCTGCGCTTCCCGCTTGGTGATGCAGGTACGGCAGCATGCGCACCGGTTTCGAACGGCGGCGCTCCTCGATGACCTGTCGGCTGACATCGCCGGAATTCACCATACGTACGACAGCATGAGATAAATCCCCCAGTTCCCGCTCCAACTCCTGCCGGTTGGTTTCGGGATGCGGATGCTCCGCGCTGGCGATCCACTTCGGATTCCGGCTCTGATACCCGTGCCGCAGGACCTTGCAGGCGGCTTGGATTGCTTCGCCGCACTCTTCGATCAGGATGGCAAGACGCTCCTGTTCGGCTTCCGTGAGCCCGTTGAAATGTTCAGTCGGCATGATGGCCCTCCAAGACCGGCCAGCGAATTGTGGGTTTCGAATCGGCGGTTTGCGCAGCCGGCAGGAGCGTCGAGCCCTTGGATGCAGGGCGTGAAGACGTGTACGGTTTCGTCATATAGCTCCTTTCCACAGATGTGTCAAGACTGCTGCTACCAGCCACAGTACTAAAGCTGTTAGTACCAAGAGCACAGCACGAATGAGAAGGACGATACAGCCAGCATTGTGTTCACCGGGACTCACAGGAGATTACTCTGGTTGAAATCGTTGGGGCTTTCGGGTCGTGCGTCAGGCGGCTCGACGTGCTTCCGGTCAGGCAAGGCGTCGATTCCAAAGACGGGAATCGCTGCCTGCCCTTGATGGTCATAGGCCGCCAGCGCCATCTCTTTCGCCTCATCCTGCTCGCCCAGTACTCGCAGCTCATCATCGGTCATGCGATGAAGGCCGGTGCCGAGATCATCATCAGTCGCCACCGCAACGAAGTCCATGGATTCCTGATTGCTTTCGTCGCCGCATCCGTTTAGTATCGCCGTGGCGATATTCCGCTTGGCCTGCCGGAAGTAGGACGGCTTCAGCTCCACACCCACACCGCGCCGTCCGTTCCGAACGGCTCCACAGACCTCCGATCCCACGCCCATAAACGGGGTGAGAACGGTCTCGCCGGGATTGCACCACAATTCCACAATGCGATCAATCACATCCAATTGCAGCGGATGAAGGTGCTTTTCGTCGGACTCGTCGCGGCTCGATTCGAAAGGCAGGACGCCCCGTTCATCGGTTCCGGTGTTGCCTCGAATATCATCCCAGACCGAGCTGGCATACTGGCGCCAGATCCAATGCGAATACCGGTTCTCGATCTGACTGCCCTTCCAGCCGCGATATCGCAGCAATTCGGACGGTATCTTGCGTTCACCGGCATACCGGGTCAGGCCGTGGGCGTGTGTTACGGGTATCGTGTTCTCGCCCTTGCGCCGGAAGATCAACACATAATCGGCGCCAGCTACGGCGCAATCGCAGGAATCGTCCACGATGGTCTTGTGGGCCAGGGCCTTCGTCAGCGTTCGGTTGCGGACAGTCAGCGGTTCTTTCCAGATCGTGATGCGTGGCGAGGCCATGCGAAACCCGCACTTCTCGTGAAGCCTGATGATATCGCCGGGAAAATCGCAGTAGTAGTCGCATCCGCTGTTGCCGCTAGGCACGTCCATGCAATGTACGCAGGTCATGCGGCCCGGCAGGGTGAGCCGGTAAATCTCGCGGACCAGAAACTCGTAGTGCTCGAAGAATTCCTTATAGGTGCGGGCGTTGGAAAAGTCTTCATCCGAAGAGGAATAGTGATACAAGGCGCCTCCTCCGCCGCTATCGCTGTTGACCGCGAATGGCGGTGAATAAACCGACAGATGGACGCATGCGTCGGGCAGCTCCCGCAGGACTTTGACGCAGTTGCCGTTATAGATGGCGTACCGGTCGGTGATGAGTTGTTCTATCGCTAAAGCCATTTCGGAATCTCCATTGCGGTGTCGAATTTGTACCCGCCGTCCAGATGTTGGGCATGACGCATATGCTTGACCAGGGAATCAAACATGCGGTCGGCGGCGAGAGACTTGCGCCGCATGTTTTCCATGGCTCCCCGTTGTCCTTCGGTGGCGATGATGTCATTTGTCACCGCCGATTTCTGGCCGAAACGCCAGCAACGGCGGACGCCCTGGTAGTGCTGCTCGAAGCTGTGCGATGCGAATTCAACCACGTGCGCGCAGTGCTGGCAGTTTAAACCCCAGCCGCCTATCTTTTGCTTACTGATCATGCCCCGCGCCTGGCCCGACAAGAAGGCCGCGTATTTCTCTTCTTTTTCGTCATCCGGATCAGCACCGGAAATCTGCATGGCGTCGGGAATCAGTCTCTCCAGCAAATTGCCTTCATCGTTCAATCCGCACCACACGATGAACGGCTTGCCGGTGTCGCAAACCAGTTCTGCGGCCATCTCGCAGCGCTCCGGGATGGTTCGGCGCCGCTCCTCCCGCTCCTCCCGCATGTTCGTGGCAGGCAGAGCATATAGCATCCCGTCGGCCAGCGTTCGCGTGTCAACGATGTGCTCCCGCTCGATCAGCGGCGGCAAAACAAACCGTTCGTCCGCGAAGGGTCCGAGATCAGACGGCTTGCGCCCGGAGCGCGACCACGAACAGACAAAACGCCAGAACGGAATTTCGGCGTGTCCCTTGAAGCGCCAGCCAGCGCTAACCGGACCGCCGTGAGATGGTGCCCGGCGCACCATCTGGCGGCCATCACAGGTGTTTTTGTCGTTCTTGAAGAACCGGCCAAGCATGTCCACCTGTCCCATGACGCCCAGGGCTTCGCTGTTGGTCCCCAGTTCGATGTAATCGTTAGGCGCCGCGGTTGCAGTTGCCATCAGCCGGTAACGCAGCGTCCGGCAGAACTCGGTTACTTGCGCGCGCCGGCGGCCGTCGAACGCCTTCAAGCAACTGCTCTCGTCGCATACCACCCCGGCCCAATCGTTTGGATCGAACAGGTGCAGCTTTTCGTAGTTCGTGACGTGAATGCCGGTGTTGTGGACCTTGCCTGCCGAGCGCGTTATCTGAATTCCGAACTTCTCTCCTTCCCGGATGAACTGCTGGGCCACTGCAAGCGGAGTCAAGATCAGCACCGGGCGGTTGGTGTGGCGGACAACGTTTTCCGCCCACACCGACTCCACCAGGGTCTTGCCCATCCCGCAGTCCAGTAAGGCGGCTGATCTTCCGGCCCGGATACTCCAGTCGGTCACATAGTGCTGGAAGTCGAACAGGAATTCCGGCATCCAGAGCGGGGCGAAACCGGACGCCTCACCGATCTGGGACTTCGCGTGCAGAAATGCGACATACGCCGCCTGGCCCTCAAGGTCCCGCAGCGATTGGCCGGGTTTGCCAATCGACGGTTGCGGGACCGGAAGGAGCGTCGAGCGGTCTGGAGTAGCGGGCGAAAGCTGGTACGGGTTCTCAATTGTGCTCATAGGTCTACGAGTACTGGGACAAATAGTCTAGTCATGCCGGGATAGTTCCGTTGAGAATCGAGATCGACAGTGCTGCCGCAATTCCATCCCGCACGGCACCGAAGGCTTCCCGCACCATCGCCTCTGGCCGAATCAGGCTATAGTGCAGCGAGAGTTTGCCCCCGTTAAGCCGGTAGCGTAGCAGGGCCTGTACGACAATCGGGGCGCCGCCGACGAAGACCGGGATACTTAGCTTGAAAGCTTCGGGTACCTCCAGCGATCCGTTTCCCATCTTGCCGGTGATCGTTTCGGAATACTTCAGGATGACTTGCCCGTTGCTGGTTTTGGCACCGCCGACGAATTCCACGGTGGATTTGGCTTCCAGATCGCGGGCTACTTCGGCCATCGTCGCGGGCGATGGGTCTACGATGTCGAGCCCGTTCTGCTCCAGAAACTCCGAGAAGGCCATTTGGCTCATCGCCTGATTGTTCTTGCCGGTCCACGTGTTCCACTCCTCCGACTTTCGCAGGTTCAGCGTGAGGCGGTGTTGACACCAGCGCGCGGCCTTTGCGTCCCCCGCCGTCTG